ATTAACGGGGATCATATCACAGGTCGGGAAACCTGTCAACCCCTTTGACGATCCCGCCCCGGCTGTGGCGGGCCGGGGCTGGAAAGGGCAAAGCAATTTGTTAAGGCATTACGGTGTGGAAGGGATCACCGCGCCTGCGCCGCGTTGCCAGTGGCGCACCCGATTTCAGAACCGGGTTATTCCTTCGCCTTGCCCTTGGCGGGCTTTTCGGCAGCAGGAGCCGGGAGCGCCTTTTGTGCCACGCCGCGCAGCTGGGCCAGTTCGTCGGCTTCCTGCAACTCGACCAGCGGCTTAACGGTATATTCATAGCCGAAAGCGTTGCTCGCGTGCTTGGCGCCGATTTCCAGAGCGAATTCTACGGCGCTACCGTCAGCGTCGTCAATCGCGGCGGTAAACAGATCGGCGATCACGTTCGGCAGGAACACCTTAGACGAACGGAAAATTTCGCCGGTCTGAGCGTTGGTCGCTTCAAACACGCCGTTAAACTGGAAGCTATCGCCGTACTGCGACTGCTTGACAGTGTAGGAATTTGCCTTGCCGTAAATCACGGCCAGCGAACGCGGCGGCAGAACCTTGGCATTCTCGCCAGTGCCTTCAACAAACGAGCCAGTCTTCGGCTGCGCGCCCATACCCTTCAGCGAAATCTTATTGAGCAGTTCCATGGTGAATTTCCTTTGAGTGAATTTATCGGGTTGCGCGTCGGGGAGCGGGTGTCTGCCGATTGGGATTTGCCCTGTCGCTGCAACCCCACTCCCCGACCGCATGTGTAGTAGACCATAGGGTTTTCAGCCTGTCAAGCGGTTTTGCGAATTTTTCTTGAAATAAATTGCGCTGGCTGGGCGAAGCGCAAAGACGGGGCATCGCGGGCCACTTCCACAACTTCACCCGCCGCGATGGACCGGATTGTATCGCCGTCCAGATTGACACCCTTTGACGCCTTCTTAATACACACACCGTTTTCATCGTACCCGGCGTACAGCTTCTTGCCAGCGATGTGGATTTGTGCTAGTTCCGCTTCCAACTTCCAAGCCCCCAATTTCGTTGGGTGAATTTCTAGGTCAGCGGAATCGCAGATGATTGAGTCAGTGTCGCAATACACGGGGCGTTCGGTGTGGGCGATCCCGTGCATGAGTTTAGCGCGACTAGCGGAAGTAATGCTAGCAGCAATCGCAACGTTATTAAATGACCATGGTTTAATCTCAGTTGGTTTTTGTCCGATGAAACGCTCACCGAACGAACCGGCCATATCGTACCCTTCATTTATTAAATCCTCCACGTTCTCAAAAATTTTGCAGTCGCGGTATTTGCTAGGATCTTGTCCCTGCTTACCGTATCCGTTATTTGCAAACAACTTGGAAAACTCACGGCCACCTTTATCGCCCGCTTCCTCTGCTGCAATTTTCTTTGCGATATGGTGATTGATATAAGTGTCATATCTTTGAACCTGCTTCCAGACTAGACACTCCTCTACCTTGATGATTTTCAGCAAGCCAAGTGAGCGAGCCATTTTAATTTCGTGGCTAGTCGCGTAGAAGTCATTTACGCCATGCGGGAATTTCAACCCCTGCTTAGTGTAGATCGGAAGCGCGCCGTTACTATTGGCCTTGATGCGAGCGAAATAAAATTCGTCTTCCTTATCTTCGGGAATAGTAGAAAGCACCCTGTATTGGTTTCCCAATGGGTGATAGGCATTTGCCATACGATCAGGGTACAGAGAATTTACATCGTAGTATTTGAGAGGTCTAAGAATAGCGCCAGTCTCAAAACACTGATTGCGTCCGCCCATATACCAAGGGCGGAAACGCGCATCGAAGAATTTAGATTCGTGGTCATTGCCGGGGTGCATTTCGCGCATGTGATGCAGCGAGGCCGCGCCGATGGTCAGGAATTCGCCGTATTCCTCAGTGAAGCGCTGCACCATATCGTATAGATATTTGCAGTCAAAATACAGGTAACGCAAAATTTCTTTCTTGTGTTTCTCGCGCACTTTTTCTTCTAGCTTCCGATAATCGATTTCTTCCTTCATAAACTTACTGAGAGGAATCGGGATCATCTTATAGCTATCGCGCATTTCATGGCGATCAAGCAGGCCGCACTTTGCGACCCGCTTATTAATAAAGAAGATGGGATTAGTGATGAAATTTTGCATGAACCAAAAGTCGAACCCGCCACCGTTGTGCACGTAAATCTTACACGGCTCGGGATACTCGGCCAAATATTCCATCATTTGAAAGATGCAATCATCACCCCAAAAATCTTGGTAATTCTCGCCATCATAAAAGCCGATGCAGAATGGCATCGGCGTGCGCCCATGCAGAAATGGGTCGGTTTCAATATCCAGCGTAGCCAGCCTGAATTTTTGTTTAGCCTGTTTCCTCGCCACAAGGAATCCCCTAGGTTTAGTCGCCGTATTGTATCAGTTCGATATAAGTGGTGTCAACAAATTCGCCGTATATTTCATCGCGCATTTCTTGCTCAATGGTTGTCATATACTTTACGAATTGAGGCCCGTCGAATTCGATGGCGTCCGCACGCGCTCCCCATCGGTGCATGGAAATGTACTGACGCGGTTTCAGCTTGCGCTTTCCTGTTTCCAGTTCATTGAGGAATTTCAAAAGCTCACGCCCGCGCATACGATTACGTGCGCGGCGGAATTCGCCTTTAGTCTCTACTATTTCCCCTTTCTTATTAATGCCGATCTTTTCGACATTAGCGGGCTTCTCCACAATGTAACCCGTCTTTGTTTTGCGCACGCCTTCGATGACATTCGTTTTATTCTTTGTCTTTACGAATGCAAAGCGCTTGGTAAGATCATAGCGCACTTCTTTACCGCGCTTTGTCTCGACCACTTTTTCCGTAATAGGACGAACCACACGACCTTTATAATCGTATGATTTCATGGTCTGAATTTCGTTGAATTTCCTATTGATTTCTTTTCGACGGAAATTCGTAAGCCGTTTCATGGCTGGCGCTTCGGTGGACTGATACACACCAAGCTTGCGCAGTAGCCGCCACTTTTCGGTAAGTTGGCGGTCCCGATTGGTCAACGCTTTATCAAGCAATTTATTTAATGCGGATGCTTGCTTTTTGGTTGACTTTGATTTAGTCTTTTTAGGCATCGGTCCTATTCCGATGAATTCGCCCCGGTCATGTTGCTAGCATGGTCCGGGGCTTTTTGTTAACGCCGGGTAGGCGTATAGTGGGCCGAGCGTAGCACCCCTGTTACGCCCCTGTCAAGGTAGGAGCCAACCATGTACGGAATTCACGAACTAATCCGGGAGTCAATTAATCCGGCCCTGCAATTGCTGCCACCCGTTATGGATTCAATTTCCGCACGCATCCAATTGTGTGCCACTACTGTGCAGGAATCCCGAATTGAAGTGCGCAAGCAAATCAAGGGACCGGCAGTGTCTTTTTATCAGTTTGAAAAAATTGGCATTCAGGATGTGCTAGAGCGTGCAACGTCTGCACAACACGCAAAGAAAATTTGCGACGTGTTTGACGTGGCCCCGGAAGTCAACGCAATTTATGCGCTGATGCAAAAGCCCGAGGGTGATATTTTGGCGTCGGCATTTGCGCGATTGAATTATTGGAATGATCGCGCACCCCTGCCATCGCACACCGCTCCCGTGTCCGTGCGCGAGGCCGCAGCGTGGGCGTACTATATAAAGGTGTGGCGTCCGGGCAAGCCGCATTTGTCTAGCTGGCCGATGGCTTACTGGCGCGCTTACGGCGCAATCGTGGGGTGATATATGGCTTGGGTAAATGCCACTGATATTTTTACTCTATCGCAATTGATAGATGAAACAACCACGTTTGGTATTTCCATACAGGATGGATTTATCGTAGGAAATAACGCTTATGTAGACAATCAAGATAATTCATCGCTTTTGAATGTCGGCGCAGCACTGCTTTCAAGCTTTGATTCGGTCAAGGCAGTGAAATACCAATTCGTTTATTGGCACGAACGTTTTGCGCCGGGACACGGACCATTTCTTAGCTCGGGTTCTAGCATTGCTTTTCCGTCAGGAACGGCATTAGACATTAGAACAAACGTCGCAAGTTTTACGGGCGGTTCGCCTACATACAAGCTCGCGCAAGAAATGGCACCTGCATACGGTGAAAGCGGTGATAAAAGTAAACCGTTTATAGGGCTGGCTTTTGGTTTCGCTAGAACAACCGTTCCAACGCATGAGGCTGCGATTTATACTGATTTTAAAATGCAACTGTTTTTTGATATTGAACCACCCGTGCCAAGCGAGCCGGAACCTGTAGTAATAAAAAGTGATCCATTGCCGACCGACAATGACAACGGTAAAGATTTCGCAATGGGTAATCCTGGCATTGTAAGTGCTGCCTTTTATTGTGAGGAATAAAATATGTCATTCCCTGACGCACCCAGCTACGGCGCTAGCTCACAGTCTCGCGCCACTAACAACAATAAATTCCCTACTGAGGGTCCACGCGTAATGCAAGTGCGCGTTGATTTTACCGCAGCAGGTCAGACCGCGATAATTGATTTGACAATTGAGCAGCAGCAAAAACAAATCAGTCAGGTGCAAGGGCTTTGGATCAATAACACTGACGGTCCCGATTTGCTGCTGGTTGCTGAGGTCACAAATCAGCGAATCAATATTGCCGCTGGCGCTCAGGGTTACATTCAATTGCTTTCGCAAAATCCGCCACGCTTTAGTGTGACCAGCAGTGCAATTGCAACTGTCGATTTCCATTTCCTTAATTTCCCCGTGATTCATGCTATGACGGGCGCAAGTGGCGGCGGTGGAATTCAATCAATTGTAGCCGGTACGAATATTACGGTTGACAATACCGATCCTGCTAATCCTGTCGTTTCTGCATCTGGCGGCGGTGGTGGCGGCGGCGGAAAAGTGCAATACACGTCGATCCTTAAAACTTCCGCTGGCGCGCAAATTACCGACACGGATATTAATGGGGCAACATTTACGCCATTTATTTTGACCACTCAGGCCGCTGTAACGCTTGTGCCGGGCAGTGGAATTAATGGCAATTATCTGTGCCTTTTCCAGAGTTACGCGGCGGCGGGTTCAACGGTTTCTTGCGATAGCGGCGCATATATCATTGACCAGTCCGGAAGCGCTGTAGGTAGTATTTCAGTGCCGCAATTCCAGATTGTTCAATTAATGTTCCAAGGCGACGGCGCAGGTAATAATTCCGTTCAAGTAATTGCACGATACTAAGGAGCGCGCCATGTATCAGACAATCGCCGTCTACAATAATTCGTACCCGCCAGAGGGGCCGAAAACTATTGAGAAAAATATTACGTTCGCGGGCGTGGAAAATCAGACTTTTGATTTCGTGCTTGAAATGGAGCGTAATAAGATCAGTCGAATTCAAGGGTTGTTTTTCAATAATACCGATGGCCCTGACGTGACATTGATTTGTCCGGTCACCAAGCAGGAAATTAAAATGCTTGCTGGCAAACAGGGCACGGTGATATTATTGGTTAGCGGGTCGCCGACCTTTGACATTGAATCCAGCGGCCCCGGTACAGTGCGAATGCACTTTGTAAATTTCCCCGTCAACACGGCTATCTTTTAAAAGGAGTACGCATCATGCTCGGCATGGATATGATGATTAAAAATATGACTGGTCTGGACCTTGGCGAATTGCAGGCTATGATTCAAAAGGCGCAGACCGATGGCGCGCAGATTCTTTCAGAAGTTTTTTCGCGCATGGAAGCTATCGACGCCAAGTGTAATTTGATTCTGGAAAATCAGCAGACTCAATACGCGCTCCTGCGAAAAGCCGGGTTGATTCCTGACGTATCTGCATTGAGTGAGGAAAGCAGCGATGAACACCGAGCCGCAGACAAGCATTGAAGAAGCGCGTGAAGATTTGCGCGATGCAGTGGAAGAAGTAATTGAGGGTGCCGATAATTTGGCAGTCGCTCAGGTCCACGCGGAAACACAGTTAGCCGAAACCGTCGCCGCTGTGGCTGTGGTAGAAGCCCAGTTAGAAACGGCGATCACTAAAACCGAGTTGGAAGAAGCTCAGGAGCAATTGTCATGGGAGAGAAATCGACGGGTCGAATTGGAGGCCGAGGCGAGCCGCCTGTCACTATCATTAGAGACAGTGACGGCCCAAGTAGCGGACCTGACTCAGCAGGTGATTTTGTTGACCTCACAAAGTCAGGAAGTGTTACAGGCGGCGACGGAGACAATTCAGGAAACGACGCCGGAAACTCTGGAAGTGGAAACGGATCAGATACCGCCGCCCCATACGGATACACAGCAGACGGACGACCAGCAAAAAAGCGAGGCCGAAAGCCCGGCTCCGGCGCTGGTAGCGGAAGTGCAGGAGGCGCTAAGCGAACCTCTAATAGTGTTCCTGTAAACGGCGTCGATAAAATTCTCTTGTCGCTTCATATGATGGCTGCGGCGGCTTTGAAGTCGCCGGAATTGGTCATCGATAAACAGGAAGCGGAATTGCTCGGTAGCGCAATTCAAGCCGTGCAAGAGCATTACAATTTCGACGTGAGCGAAGAAGTAACGCTTTGGGTGAACCTCGTTTCCGCCGCAGTTGCAGTATATGGACCACGCGCAGTCGCAATTATCGCACGCAAGAAAAAAGAAATTGGAAGCGATAAAAAGGAAACGGTAATCACTGCACCGCAAAAGGGTAAGAGCGAACCGGCGCAGGAATTTGTAGACACCGCGCTTGATAAAATTCTGAACCCCGGAAAATATAACTGATGGCCATTCGATTACCCGACGATTCTAAACGTCTTTATATCATCGGTCGCACCGGCAGCGGAAAAACCGTTGCCGGTGTTTGGCATCTGAGCCAAAGAAGTTGGCGCAAAATGCCTTGGGTAATCGTTGACTATAAAGGCGATGAATTGATTGGCCGTCTACCCACCACTGAAATTAAAAAGGGTAAGAAAGGCTATGAAATTCCAAAGGGTCCGGGGCTGTACGTTATTCGTCCAGTCGCCGGGGTTGACGATGATCTAGTCGAGGATTTTCTATGGAAAGTTAAATACCATGGGAAAATTGGGGTGTATATCGATGAGGGATATATGCTTCCAGAAAAAAGCCGCAGCCCGGCTTTTGTCGCGTTGTTGACTCAGGGGCGGTCACTTAAAACCCCTGTCATCATTTTGAGCCAGCGTCCCGTTTGGCTTTCCCGTTTTGTAATCACGGAAAGCGAGTTTATCCAAACATACTGGCTTAATGACAAGCGCGATAGGGACACGCTAAAAGCGGTGATCCCAAATGGTGTAGACGAACGTTTGCCGGAATATCACTCTTGGTATTATGACGTGGGTAAAGACAAGCTAGATCATATCGGACCTGTCCCACACCCTGACGAAATTTTGGCTAAGTTTGATCCGCCCAAGCGCACACGTCTATTTGCAATTTAATTGACAGGGCTTATCCCTTGTGCTATATGGGTATCGCCCTTCGGCACATTAATAAAGGTACGCGCATGGCTAGTCCAGTCGTTATTACTTGGAACGCGGCAAACTGGATTACGGTGGTGTTGATGGCCCTCATTGGCCTGACCGTGGTTCGGCTCGGTTTCAAGTTGATCGAGAAAAAGAAGGAAGCATAATCATGTTGAATATGGCGATGCTTAAATCCCCATGGAATTGGGTAATCATCACCGCGATGGTGTTGCTTGCTCTAATTGCATTTAACGTTGTAAAGAAATCCGCAACCAATCAGGAGTAATTGAACATGGCACAGCAGAATCAGCAGGTGAACATTGCCCAGCAGAACGCAATGGCTCGGGGCGTTGTTCTCGGTAGTGCAATCGAACGTATGCAGAATATTTTTTCGCGTTCGGTTGATCCTGCCAATGAAGGCACCCTCAATATCTCGCCGCGAAATGTTGGCTTGATTAAGGGTTTCGTTGTCCGCGTTGAAGCGGATTTTACCAATGGTGCATCCGCCGTCGCCCTGACTAAGCTCGGCCCGGCGAATATCATTAAGCAGTTTGTTTTTACCGACCTGCAAAATAACACGCGCATCCAGACCGCAGGTTGGCACGTGCACGCTGTAAATACCGCTCGCGGTTCGCGCCCGTTCGGTTTGGCCGATCAGCTTGAAGGTTCGCCGATTGACTACGGTAATAACTGGAATGTTATTTCCGCCCCGGCTGCGCCCGCCGCTGCTGCGACTGGCAAGATTGTGATGTACTACTACGTGCCGCTGGCATATAGTGATAGCGATCTGCGCGGAGCGATTTATGCGAACGTGGTTAACGCAACCATGAATTTGCAGCTGGCAATTAACACCAGCGCTTTTGTCGCATCTGGCGATGCCACCGAAGCTGTTTATGTCGGTGGTCCGGGTACGCTGAATTCCGTCAAGGTTGATGTGTATCAGCATTATCTGGATCAGCTGCCGATGCAGCAGGGTGGCGCTCCGGTTCTGCCGGTCGTGGACCTGTCCACGATTTACGAACTGAAAAACACCACGCTGACCGCGCTGACTGCAAATCAGGATTTCCCGATTGCATACGCCAACTTCCGCAGCTTCCTTTCCACCACGGTTATTTACGACAATGGTGGCACGCTCAATGTCGGTAGCGACATTAATTATTGGGCGCTGACTTCGGCTAACTACACCAATGTATTTAAGGTGACGCCGTATGAAGTGGCCCTGTTTACGCGTATGCGAAACGGCGTTGATTATCCGGCGGGTCTGTATTATTTCGATCACCGTAGCCGCCCGATTAATACCATTCAGTACGGTAACATTGAACTGAATATCAACGCTTCCAGCGTTGCCACTGGCGCAAAGCTGCTTGTCGGCTTTGAAGATTTCGCAATGATTAACGTCATTAGCGGCGCTGGCTCGCTGCCGGCAGGCGGTTAATCCTATGCTCCATAGTTTCGGCGAATGGTGGCATAAGCCATATGATGCCGAAATGTCGGCGACACGATGGGCACTGTTTCTTTTGTTCCTCATCGTTGTCGCTGGCCTTTGGGCTTCCGTTATCAACATGCTAAAAAAGGCGGTGTGAAATGTTCAAGTTTCCTGCGATTACTCTGAGTCTGCTGATTCTGCTTTTCCTGGCCTATCTGGCGGGCGTGAAGTGGCCGGGCCTCGGCGGTAAATTGTTCCGAATCGGCGGCTAAGGCCATGCCTCAGAATTCCGTGATCTTTGCAGCGCTCCTTATTGGGTTCGTCGTTTTCATCACGATGCGCGGCAAGCTCGGAAAATACCTAGAAATTGTTGGGGTCGGATAATGCCTTATATAGCGCTAATAATCGGTTTGTTCTTGGTTATTGTGGGCTATAAGGGAACGCAAGGCGATTTGATTGCGCTCCTAAAGGATGACTTCACCGGCCCCAATAATTTTCTTCGATGGGTTCTGGCAATTGCGATTATCGGCTCACTTGGTTACGTCAAGCCGTTGCGACCAATTGCTAACTCAATTCTGGCCTTGCTAATCATCGTCATGTTTTTAACGAATGGCGGATTTTTCGATAAGCTCACAGCAACATATAAACAGGTGATCCAATGAGCGAATTTATGAAAGCGGTGGTGACTATTGTAACGGCCATTATCGGCGTTGCGATTATTGCCGTTCTAGTTTCCCGTAACGCCAATACCGCAGGCGTTATTAAGGCGGGCGGGGATTTCCTCGCCGGTAGTCTGCGCGCCGCAACTGGCCCCGTTTCTGGCGGTGGCTTCGGTGTGGGCGGTGGGCTTGGCACCCTGTCGATGTACTGACAAAATAGGGGGATAGGAAAATGAGTATTTTCCACTTTCAGGAAACTCGGTATCCGTCCCCCGGCAGCGGAAACTTTGCCTACGTTTCGGACCAAACTTTGCCGCCCCACGCGATTCAAGGGGGCGGCAATTTGGTACGCGGGCAGATGACCATTGTGACGCCACATCAAGCGATGAACGCTATGACGTTGCCCACACTTCCGCTCGCCGGTTTCGGCGGACTGGTAAATGGACAGATGATTCAGCAGGGACTAATCGGCCATGGCGAATAAAGTCATTGAATACGCCAAGCGCAATCCGGGGAAAACAACGCTCGCTGTAGGTGTGGGCGTTGTTCTTATGGTCATGGTAATCGGTGGCCGAAAAAATCCCGACACGGAAACCGCTACGGCAGGATACCCGGTGTACGGTACTGGCGCATATACTGAGAGCATGATGCAGTATGGCGTTCAGATGGCACAGATTCAGGCCCAGCAAACAGGGGCCAATAACCAGCTTACGGCGCAACTGGAAGCGCTCAATACGCAATCGAAAACGCAACTGCAATCCATCGCTCTGCAAAATGAAGGGCAGATTGCTTTGGCGAATATTGCTAAGGCTGCGGCGCTGGATCAAATTGGCGCTAGTGTTCAAGTCAACAAAGATACGCTCGCTGCGCAATATCAAATCGCGTCCATGCAGTCGATGGAAAATATGCACGCGATGGATACCAATAAGCAAATTACCGCGATGCAGCTTTCGTCGCAGGTTGAAGCGCTTAATATCCAAGCGATGCGCGATCAGGCAATGCAGCAAATGTTTGTCGGCGGGCAGGTGCAGTTGGCCGGTATTAGCGCTGACGTTACGAAATATTCGCTGCTGCAAAATACCGAGCAAGCGAAGATCAACGCTGATATGACTAAGTATATTGCCGGTAAACAGGCGAGCGCTTCTAAGTCGTCTAGTAAGTGGGGCGCAATCGCTGGCGTTGCATCTGCGGCTATCATGGCGTTCTGCGATGTAAACATTAAGGAAATTGATGGGTGTGTTTCTACCCGCACTTGCCTTGATGTGGTTCGTTCGTTGCCGCTGGATCAGTGGCAATATCGGGAAGATTCTTTGCCCGGTCGAATCGGCGATAACTATAAGCACGTCGGTACATACGCCCAAGATTTTTACAAGGCATTGGGCGTTGAAGACTGGCGATCCCGCAAGCGAATCGATCACGTCGATATGTTTGGCGTTTTGATCGGTGCGATTAAGGAAATGGACAATGGACGCAAAAATTAAAGTGCTACTGACGGGCCTTGCCGTCGCGGTTGGCGCTGCGGCTACCGTCCATATTGCACGCGGGTATAGCGCGGGTGGAAATGGTGGGGTGCAACTTGCCCCCACCGATTACCCGATGGTTCTAGGAACGTCAGGCTATGATAAATTTGCGGAGACGTATTATCAGCCTGATATTCCGAACTACTTGCGTGACCCAACGATGTACCTGACGTATAATGTGCCACCGTGGACCGATGCGCAATTTGGATCGGCTCCAACGTATAACGGCGGTGATACGGTCATGGTTGGCGGCGATAATTTGTTTAGCTATAATTCGCCGATGGATATGCGCAGTCTCACAATTGATATGGGCGATGGTGGTTGTTGCTGCCCCGGCGATTGTGGTGCAACTGACGATGACGTGATTACCGCGTTCCGACCGAAGCAGCAAAAATTGGTTGGACAGGCGCAGCAGCTTTACATGAATCAGAAATACGCTGATTGGCTTGATGGACTTCCAACTTGGTGACTTATGGCTAACGCAAAATCGCAGGACAACAAAACGAAATCTGCGATTGACGCAATTCTAAAGGATGCTGGAATTGATCGCAGTGGTATTGATCTGCAAACGATCTTTGCCATGGGCGAGGCCATTAAAAGTGGTGGGGATATTGCCATCGATGGTAAAGGGAATATTACTATCGATGGTTTCGACCCCCATCACCCTATGTTCGGTCAGGCGGGGCAAAACCCGCCTGCCGAAGATGGGCAAGCAAATGGCGGCGAAGATTGCGGGCTTTTGTGTCAAGGCCAAAAATTGTTGAATGGTGCTTTTAGCTCTAACGTTTTTTCCAACGCTGCAAGCGCTGCGACAAATGCGCTTATTAGTTCGCCCATGGCGCGCTACTATTTAATCATCGTCGGAATTCTTTTGATTCTTTTGGCGGTGGCGGCGTTGATTCTGAAAGGTGGGGAGAAAGCTGCTAATGTCGTGCTGGAATCTGACACGGCTAAATCGGCGGCGAAATTGGCGAAGTTTGCCGTATAACCATAGGGGATGGTCATGCAAGAGTTGCTTAGTAATCTTGGCGCAATTTCGATTCTGATTAATATCGTCGTGCTGATTTCATCGGCAAACACTAACTCTAAGGTTTCGGACCTTAAAGTTTACATCCACGAAAATTTCCAACGTAAGGAGAAATAAATATGGCACAGGAAACTAGCGAAGTTAAGCAGCGTGCTAAGAATGCGTGGAAGGCTTTTAGTGTGCAGGCGCTTGTAGCGCTTGGTAGCTTGCCTGTTTGGTATCCCGCTGTTTCGTCCGCTGCTAATGCCGCCTTCGGTCCCAACGCTGAAATTTACGTGCAAGCCGCTCTGGCTGCTGCTGGCGTGCTGGGTTGGATTAAGCCGCAAGGTCTGGTAAAGTGATATGGCTAGCCCATGGCGCAATGTCGGTCAATGGCTGGCCGAAAAAATCAACTGTCCCGACTGCATAAGAAAAGGAAGAACCAATGACCACGCAATCCCCGAAGACAAAAACAAAATCTCCCAAATCCTCAGCGGCTCGCCAGCCCCGGCAGTCGCAAGCGGCGTCCCCGGTGGAATGCCGTGGGGCGGCGTCTCCGAAGTCGGTAACTTCTTCGGTCAAGAAAACGGCGGTTACAAAACGGGCGAGCCGAGCGGGCCTCAAATCCTCCCCGCCGAAGTCGCAGCCTACTCAGGCGACCGCAAGTGGTCTACCGCTGGCTTCACTGTCAACGCTGGCGGCTTCAACCACGTCGCAGGTGGCTCCTACAGTCAAGGGAGTGAAAACAGGGCCATCCTTCGCGGGTTCCTCGGACGCATCGCCTGAGAGCGCCTCAGCGGGTGCCCAGGTGCCGGAGAGCATCCGGCGACAGGCTGGACGCAAGGCGCTAGCCGCATACACGGCGAAGCTGAACGGTGGCTGAATTACGGTGTGCGAGTTGTTGACACCGGAAAATTTAGGCGTACTATAGGGACTGTCGAAAGACGGTCCCTTTTTATTTGGAGCGCATCATGGACAACATTTTTCTAATTCAGTATTTGCAGGGTGAAATTGAAGCGTTGAAGGTGTTGAATGCAACCGATGAATCGCTCCTGTCCTGCCCCCTGCCTAACGCTACCGTGCGCCATTTTATTAACGGTGCGATTGAAGCGCGCACGAATATCATCAACCGTTTTGCGGATCGCATCGCGCAGGCGGAAAAGGAACTGGAGACTATCGCATGAATTACGATGCCACTAAAGCGCACGGTGAGCTTATGCAGGCCGCGAGCGCATTGATTATGGGGCGTACTGGTGAAGCTATCGATATTGCCAAACGCGCAATTACTTCGATGGAAAATTCTTTGCCGCCGCCGGTTGTCACCTACCACGGCGAAATTATCCCAGCACAGCAAAGGGATCGATGATGGATTACACGGATTGCACAGTCTCAATCCGTGGACGTGAAATAACGGATGTGATTTACAGCACTTTGCGGGAAGCATTCGATTCCGTCTCTATCCTAGTCAGGAATAAAGTGTATGCCGAAAGTGATATTAGAATCCGCGCCACTGCTAATGGCCGAAGAATTAAGGAGCTTGTTTTCGCCGAGGCAAGGGATATACTGGCTGGCGAAATGCAGCGATACATTGAAAATCGAAAAATTTATCGATCTCCCAAGGCACGCAAGAATCTCAGCAAACAATCCGCTCCGTGTAGAATTGACGATCCCACGGGGCGACTATCTCTTAGGCGCCGGTAGCGGCAAACTCAAAAGAAGGATACATTACCATGTCGATGAATTCGGAATCTTCAAAATCACACAGCATTTACTTTGAACCGGGCAATCGCGTTAAAAGCGAATTCTACGGTTTGGGTTCGGTGACACGAAAAGTTACCGAAGAATTCGGGGAGCGCATTGTGGTTCATTTCGATCACGGCGCGGATGTGGTGTATTCTCCTAACGGTGAATTCATCGCGCATCATAAAAATCCGGAATACGATTTGACACCCAGCGACGAGCGCCCTGTAATGTCGCTGACCGATTGGGTAATCGTTGCGTTTATGAGCGGCCTGTGCTTGGGTACTGGCATCATGGGGATGGCGCAATGAAAGCGCTCCTTTCCGTGATCTGGGGAATTGTGAAGGATTTTCTTATCGCCTTTGCAATGCTGCTTTCTTTGTTGGGCCTGTGTTTCGGCATGGCCCTTTTCGGGAGTAACTAACATGCACGTTCTGCTTATGGAATTCTCAGCTGGCGGCGTTGAAATCGTAAGGCATATCGACGTTGAAAATTCCAGCGAGGATAACGAGTCTTTCATGCAGCTTGTTGAAAGACGCGAAAGGGAAGAACAAGATACAAGAATTCCCTACCGTCAATTGGTGATCGACATTCGTCAGCTTAAAGTCGGTGAATGGTGCGACGACCGCAACATGGTAGGGACGGTAAACCAGTGCGCAAAATGGGTGCGGATAGAATGAACCGTCGCCTAAATGGCTTCATAAAGAAGCCGCACATTTTTGTTGACAACACAGGAAAGTGGGTCTACAATTTTTCCAACCGTTGCAGATACGGCGACGGTAAAGACGCCAAACTTTTCTGCCACAACCACAACGCAAAGGAATATCGCAATGGATAAGCATGGCCGACTCACTGAGGATTACGGTAATCTGCGCCACCACCACGCTGGCCCCGGTGAGCGCCTCACTATCGACCAGCGTAAAGACAATGCGCGTTACAATGCTGCCGTCCATGCGCGCAATGAAATGCTTGACAGTTTCGGTAGCTCGCCCCGTTTCGCTGGCACGGTAAAGAGCGCGCCCCGTAACGCTCGCGCAAAGGCGGTGAACTAATGATCCGCTCTGGCTGGATGGGTTATGAATTCATTCACCGTTTTGGACACAACCCAAAACCCCTCAATGGTAATGGGCGAGTGACTGGAATCGCCAAGGCCCGCCGCGAGGCACGGCGAAATAAAAATCGCCGCAGGGGTTGACACCAACCCCACCGCCTGATATAGTCATACCCGTGATAAGGGCTTCGCCTCAGATACCCGGTTCAC